AACCTACCCCCCTTTGCATAATTACATTTCGCACACGCAGCAACGAGGTTATCCGGTGTATCCGCGTTTTGATCGATGAGCTTCGACCTCGGCACTATGTGATCCACCGTCGTCGCTTCACCACCGCAATAGAAACATATATAACCGTCACGCTTGAGGATCTGACTTCGTAACCTGCGCCATTGACTCGTCGATCCGTTGCGCTTCAAGTAGCTTGCCATTAGTGCCAGCCCTTACGAATCAGGTGCCTAAGTGCCTTACACGCTGACCCTTCATAGCGGTGATCCAAATAGTCGAGATGCGCTTTGATTTGCTTACGAGGTGTGAGATCCCTATACCAAGTTGAGCGCATTTGCCCTAGTCCGTAGTGACTACCGTTTCGAGCCTTGTAGTTCCACGTGCTCTCCCTATGTATAAGCTCCACATAGCACTCAAACTCAGTCCAATCCTTTATCTGGTTATGAGCATATAGTTTCAAATTCATCGAATGGTTTTTCCAACCATAAGCATTTTGCACGCTATTTGAAAGAATGATGAATAACGCCAAAAGCGTAATGAATAAAGGTCGCCCGATCGCTAGTGCCCCCGCTCGGGCTCCGACCCCGCGGGTTGGCACGCTAAGCGTAGCACGGTCGTCAAGTCCATTCACATAACCGCAGGTCAGACGGCGTGTCGTTTTCATGCTGCCTTGTCCTTTGGATAGCAATCTTCACATAGTTCACGCATATAAACCCACTTTCCACACATAAGGCAACGCTGGACTCGCTTATCGCGCTCCATAACCTGCCGCTTTCAGTAGGTGAATAAGATCATCGAAGGTCAGGATGGCGACCCAATCGCCGATCGCCTTCTCACCCTGCCCATTCATGCGAAGCACGCCAACGCCTAGCCCTGTCTCGCGTCGCCTTCTTTTGAGCTGAGCCATAGTCTCGCTAATTGGTAGTCCGGCTCTAGCTTTGACCTCAATGTCCAGGTTAGGAATCCCCAAGACATCAGAGCCACTAGCCGCCATAGACGTAACGTGAGCGGTGTGGAAACCCTGCCTAACGAGGTAATCAGCCACCACCTTTTCAGACTCTCGACCACGTTGCCTCCTACTCATCACCATGCCGATTCGTAATGGACTACGCACGCCCAGTTATAATCGAATGGATCTTCTTCGTGCATTTGCACCCGAAAACCGGAATAGCTCACGAGATCGATACCGCACCAATCGCATTTGACTGGTCTGAGGTTGGGTTCGCCTGTCCGGTCGATGCTAGTCATTAGCTCGACCTTCGAACACCCATTTACCGCCTACCATCTTCGCCCACTTAGGCTCGCACTGCTCAGCCTTGCGTGGTGATCCGCAGACATAACCGCAATAAGGCTTTCCAGCCTTTGAGGTTCCTTCTTTGCGTAGCATGTCGCCATGAGCGCATTTGAAGCCTTCAATCGATGCGCCTAATTGTGCCTGAAGATCCGCGATAAATGTGCCGGTATCTTCAAACGCCTTCGTTTCGACGTCATCCCAGACCACGGTTTCTGGTTCGTTTGGAACCTCTTTGACTTCTTCCTTGCCTTTGAATGGTCGTTCGACTAGTGGCGAGTCTCCGCGAACCACCTTCGCCATTTCTTCACGCGAGGGTCGTTTTCCTCTTGCAGCATATCCAGCATTTGCGAGAGCTCGACCGATAGCTGACGTTTCAGCATTTTCCAGCGCAGAAGTAGAATTGACGCCTCGATCAGTAATAGTCTCTTCTGCCATGCCTGCGGCATATGGGCGGTCGTCCTGATCATCGCGATAAAGGTATGCGCCCACGATAAAGCGGTTTCCCTCACTTGAAATGAGAGTCGTATCAATCCGTCCAAGCGGATGACCCTCCCACCAGGCGCGCAGCCGATCCTCGACCGGTTCATAATCGTTCAGGTTCCATGCCATCTAACTGTTCCCTTCCTATCGCATAGTCCAATTGCTCACGAAACGTCCAGACTTTGCCCTGTCCATCGACCTGGCATTCATTGGCGCATGGCTGGCAATATGCCTTAGTCCGTCCACGTCGCTCCTTAGTCTCGCTGATGACGATCCAGCGAGCTGGCGTCATGGCACGAGTGTGCCATTCCGCACCGACCTTCCCATAGCGTATTTTGCAAATGTCGCACCAAATCTTCGAGTCGTGATTCGCTCTAATAGGCATCGAACTCAGTTGGGTCGGTGGTTGATAGTTCGGCAGCAAGTGCGAGATAGGCACAACCGTCCACGAATCCGTCACGTCCTCGATGACCTGTCGTCTCAGCAAGTCGTGAAATTTTGAGTAGTGCCATACATACCGCGACTTGGTCAGGCGTAATCGGAAAATCCAAATAAGCCGACCATAGTTTCGAGATACGAAGATGGTTGATGTAAGGGTGACCGTAGATCGACCCTCGATCACGTCGGATCGCATTAGCTTCTTTCAGAATGTCGTGCGCTGCGATTGTTTTCGGCAAGTCGTTTTCCATCCCTGAATCCTTTCCAATAGAAGTTCTCCGTGAGTGCGGTGTAAAGCAACCCGAGGACGGGAATTGCTATAAGTGCGATGATGTAATAAATGGCTAATGGGTCGAAACCGATTGCCGTCATGTTTTCCCGATTCTGCCGGTGGTTTGTCCGGCAGGAGAAGGCTAGACCCTAAGCGCGTCGGTGACGTGGGTGTGTTGATAACGATTTCATAACGAAATCGGTCGCCGCATCGAAGTCGTCAATATGGTCGTCAATCGTGCGATGAATGTCCACCCAGGGTTCAACCATAGACCTTACCCTCGACCATAAATGAGCCGTCCTTCTCAATCGGCACAAACACCGGCGTGACCTTGCCTTTGGACTCGTAAATCAGCCCAAAACCCTGCTGCCAATTACCGGCTCCGCCTTTGAGATATTTGGCGTCCTTGAAGTTCATTAGGTTTCCGACTTCAAGCCCCCAGAGAATACCCCCTAAAACGCCCCCAGAAGCCATTGTGAGCCCCGAAAGTCCTGCCCTATGGGTATGACCGCAGACCACCGATTTTCCATGCCTTAGAGCCAATCCTAAGGCTGTTTGACCACCCTTCTGGGATACCTGACCCTCATCGCCATGAAGCACGATCCAACCCTTAGCGATGGGCATAGGGCCGCGGTGGAACTTGATGCCTAGCTCGGGAAGCCCAAGCCAATTTTCAAACTGTAATTCGGGCAAGGCGGCTAAGGCTGGAAGCCTGGTCTTGATGGAGTTATAGAGCCGATCGGTGTGATTCGAGCGCACCATATCGGTCACTCGAAGGTCGAAAAGAACCTCCTGAGTAATCCGGCGGTCGCGATCGAGTGTGCCAGCGAATTCCCCTGCCAAGCCACGTTCCCATCGGGAGAGCTGAGGGAGGTCAATTTCATCGCCGACTGTTGCGACTCGGTCAGGTTTCCATCGCTTGATAAAGGCTGCGACGTTTCGGACGGCTTTTGGGTCATGATATGGACATTGAAGATCGCTGATTACAACAGTTCGCTTCAAAAATCATCTTCTTCCTCTTCGTCATCGTCGTCGATCGGCTTCGGCGCACCGATTACCCATTCGGGTAATTGCTGGTCGCATAACCAGCCCTGAACGGTTGCGTCATCGAAGCCAGCTCGCTTCATGGACTCAGCGATTTCGTAAAGGCTGATAGCCCAAAGATCGAGGGCGGTGATTGGTTTGGTTCGCTTAGCGGCTCGTTCTTTTGCGCGCAGGCTTGCGAGCTTTTGCGCCTTTGTTTTTCTTTGAGCCATGCGAACCCCTTTCGGTCATAATGGTCGCATAGATGTCTGACTGACGTTCGGTCAACACGCCGATTTCGGCTTCAATGCGATCCATCCGTTGAAATAGTTGACTGCCAATTTCGAGGACGAATTGGTGAACCGTCCATCGTAACGCTGCAATAAATCCGGTCAGAATCGCCATCACGCCAGCGATCAACGCGACCCATTCCTGGGAGCTCACTTTTTATATGGCTTCGCGTATCCAAAGACACCGGAAACGACCGCCCAAAGAACGGCTCGGTAGTCGAGCTCGAAGTTGGTCGCTGCCCAGGCTGCGAGGAACGCACCTGCGGCGAGGAATATCGGATGCTTCATGTAGTCGGTCACGGTTATCCAATCAAAGGAATATCAAAGAATGATCCGTCTCGATCACCCTTCGCGCTGAATGAGACATGAATATGGGAGTGATGAGGGTTTACACCCTTATACGGTCGCCATTTCCATAACCCGATTCCCGAGGCAATCTTTCCAGCATGAATCACATATTTTATCCGCTTATCCTTGCGAGCATGACGCCGGATTTGGTCTGCGAGATAGAGCGACGTATTCGTGTCGTCTAGGTTCGCATCGATGTCTATAGCTCGAACGACTCCGTTTCTTCTAGGAGCGTGATCAGACTTCGAATCATGACGTGCGTCAGCAATCCAGCCGTCAGAACGCCGGTCACGACCAGGAAAAGAATCGTCGATCTGTTCACGCATCTGCCTTCCTGCATGGCATAGCCAGGGCTTAGGCTTCTGACTGTTCGACATGAGCTTCCCAATCTTGATCCTCTTCGTTCCAAACATAAATAAGACCATCATTCGGATATGGGATAGGTGCTTGCCAATCGTAATTCTCATCAAGCGACCAGGACGGAAATGGTTGCGGTGATATAAACACGTCAACGATGGGATCATAAGTAAAACCAATGCCGGCGTATTGCTTGCGAATTTTATTGTTATATGAGGTTTTTATCCAAGTGCCGCCCAAGTTATCAATGAGCCACTGATAACCTTCGTCACCATTTGGGTCGCTGTTATCGCCTACGGTTACTTGTGTGACGATATTGTTTTCGTCAATTTTTGCCCAATGTGCCATATCACACCGCCGTCATCAAATAACGAACTACGACAATTCCAGATCCTCCGGCTGAACCCATTAGATTCGCCCCGCCGCCGCCTGCGCCTCCAGTGTTTGCAGTTCCGGCTGTGCCGTTCGATGAGTGATTGATTGCACCAGCACCGCCACCGCCTTTTCCGCCTGCGCCTCCAATTCCAAAAGAATCTTGCCAAGCTGCGCCACCGCCACCGCCCGCGAACCAATATGTGCCGGACACGTTTTGACCGTGACCGATTGTGGCGCCCCATGAACTATAAGAAGATGAACCGTCGCCACCTGTGCCTCCGTTGCCGGCTCCACCGTTGCCACCTTCTAACGTAAAACCGCCACCGCCTGCTCCAGCCGGTGAGGTTCCACTTTGACCACCAGATCCACCGTTTCGACCCTGCGTCGCGGTCGCCGTTCCTCCTGCTTTGGTTGTTGAGACGTCTCCACCACCACCGCCGCCAGAACCACCGTTACCGCCAGCGGTCGCAGCCGAATAACCGTCGCCACCGCGACCACCACCGTCAGCCTGTCCAAGTGCGCCAAATTGAGATAAACCGCCCTGAGCTTGCGTTGCACCACCACCACCGACTGTAACGGTGTAAGAGGCAGGAGTAAGACTTTGAGCGGAGAAGTATCTAAGACCTCCAGCACCACCACCGCCAGAAGCACCGGCATTTGCGATGACGGACTTTCCGCTACCTCCGCCTCCGGCAATTACCAAAATGTCGGACAAGAGGGCAGCATTGGTGACGCTTAGAGTTCCGTTGCCGGTAAATGTCCGGTAGTAATAGGTTCCATCATTAGTCAAAGTGCCGCCGGTGACGACCGGTTTGGGAGGCGTGCTACTAACTATCCCTAAGAGCAACATTACTCAATGTCTCCGACGACTAACCATGTATCGGTGGCTACTTTGATGCAGGAAGCCGCCGAGTGTTGTTTTCTAATTTTGGGAGCGGTAGAGGTTCCTCCGGTAGATTGCACCGTCGTGGTTCCTGACGTGACCGCTTTGATCGTGGTTTGACCGGCTCCTAATTGAGTTACATTGATAACCGAACCGATTGGAAAGGCTACGCTGGCGTTCGTAGGAATAAGAAAATCGTTAGCCGTCGCGACGTTCATGCGAATGAGCTTATTACGGTTATCCGTAAGGACTGCCGTATAGGTTGCCGTTTTATCATCAATGGCGTTCAGTTTTGCAAGCGCACCATCAAATCCATTACCAATGGTTCTCATCGCCGACGCTCCGTCTTTGACCAGATCGGTATCGTCCGGAATGGTTATGCCGAGAATTGATGTCGTTGCCATTAGCTAATTACTCCTGTCGCGTTCTGCCATGTAAGTGTAGCATCTACGTCCGCCCATTCGAGGGTAGCCGATACTTGAGCCCAATCCTGCGAAATAGTCCAAAATTCGGTCGGGCTGAGGGTAAGGCTTAGCGAAAGCCCTGAAAGCGTTGATCGGAACGTCCAGCCTTCTACATAACCCACGAACGAACCGCCGTTGATATTCGCTGGCAGGTTAGCGATTGCCACCGGCATTCCCATAAACACGTTGAGAAGGTCATCTCGGTTTGCATCGCTTAGTTCTGGGTTTTGGAGGGCATAGGTGATCGAATCGAATTTGGATTTGGGAGTAGAGCGGAAGGTTACGAAACGTTCAGCCACCGCTTGCGCGTCCGGATCGTCATCGATGAGCGAATTGATCGTCCTGGCATAAAGTCCATAAGTGTCGATTGAAGTCTGGTCGGTGTAAGTGTAGGAGGTGCCGAAATTGTTTTTATAGTTGATGACGAGGTCGTTGACGATGTCGCCCTGGCGCGTCGTTGACCGGATACCTTCCGCGAGCGCATGATTGGCGTCGAGGTTGACGTAACCATTGGCGACTAGGTAATCCTGGCGGTGATCTGCGTCTCCGTAGGAAATCAAGCCGTTTGCGTCCTCATAGAGATAACCGATGCCAGAATTAGCTATGTCGGCGACGTAGGAATACATATTGACCGGCGCAGCCGCTCGGCTGATCATTTCGTATTCGCCTTCGTCTATTTCGCCTATTCCTAAATTTTCGGCGTTTTCCCAGGTAACGGTTGGGTCGTAGGAGTTCCAGGTTTCAGAAGTTGCGACTTCATTCCACGAATTCGTCAAAAGGCTTTCGAGAATAGTTCGGATTTGAATGCCGTCGAACGCTTTGCTGAGTGATCCTTCCCAAACCGCATTTTGAATCTTTGCCAAAGCTCCGAGAGCATAAATGTCTAGGACGGTGACGGTTGCGGCTGATCCGGTGCGCTCCACCCCTACCGCTATGTCTGAGATTCGACCACCAAAAATCGGAACGAAGGTGTTAGTCGTATCTTTGACTTCGATATTTATTGCGGTGTTGATGCCCCAGGAATAGACCTGATTATTGAGATTGAGAACGCGAATCGACGCATAACCAGCCTGAGCCTGAGCATTGACGTCAGTTCGACCGGACGTAATCGAAAAGCCGACGAGTGTGATGCCGGTGATTGTGTCGCCGTTAGCCTTGATGCGGTATTCGGGAGTCCAGGCGGTCACGTTACGAGGACACCGCCTAAGAAGCCACCGCCGCCACCTGTGCCACGCGATGCGGACTCGGTGAGCACTCGGGCGATTTGGCGAGCGGTTGACTCTGAGTCGATTGCTCCGTTGACCGTGATGTTATTCGTTACCGGTGCGACTGCTGAAGCTGCCGGCGCGCTCGCGGTTGGAACCCCACGCTCGATGGCGCGAATGGATGGCGCGGAAGGTGCTACTGCACCGCCTGAAGGTGCTGCGATGGTTGGAATGTTAGGAAGTAGCGGAACCGCGTTGTAAGCCTTGATGAGGGCATTTATGCCGATGATGGCAGCTTCGACGGTTGCGGTGATGACCTTTGCCACGGTCGCGATGACCTTGATGACTCCCTCAGCGATGACGCCTAAGCCTTTGAGCGCGCCACCCAAAACCTTTCCGATAGTCGGCGCGATGTAGGTCTGGATCAAGTCTGCGAATGCGCTAAACGATTCTCGATTGTCGCTGATGGCGTTTCGAACGCGGTTCAATAGGCTGACCGCCCCTTCGAATGCAGGACGCAAAACCCTAAGCACGATGTCGACCGTTTTTTGAATGTTATCGGCAAGACCGCCAGGCGCACCGAATGACTCGGTGAATCGGTTGATCACCGGCACGACGTTCGCGTTGACGAAATTGATAAGTCTTTCGAGGATTGGAAGCAAGGCGAACCCGACCGACTCCTTTGCCTCATCGAACCCGACTTTGAGACGATCGAGACGACCCTGGAAGGTGTTAGCGGCTGCGGCTGCCTGACCCTCGAACGTCTGCCCTAGTTTCTGGGTTATTTGGTCAAATGAGAGGGTTGCGACCTCTGCCTTAGATAAACCCACACCCAGACGCGTCAGACCGCCTAAATTGCCTTCCTGAGCCTTTGAAAGGGCTTCTGTGACCGCCTGCAAGGACTTGCCTGAGCCTGCGCTAACGTCCAGCGCGAGGGCTTGCAGTTTTTGCGCCTGTTCAAGATTGCCGGTCGCCCTAACGAGTCGATCTAGGCTTGGTCGAAGCTGATCATCGGCGACGCCGGTAGCGAGTGCGGTTTTCTCGATGAAGTCCTCGGTCGCTGCGACCTGAGCTTCGGTTGCACCGGTGACGTTGACGATGGTTCGGCGAAGCGATTCCTGCGCCTTCTCATCTTCGATTGCGGCTTTGACTCCATCGACGGCGAGCTTGACTGCGTAGGCTCCTGCGGCGGCTGCGGCTGCGGCGAATGCTAGGGCTGCCTTCTTGCCAAATTCTGCGACCTTGTTGCCGAAGGTTTGAACTTCCTTCTCACCTTGACCGAGTTGCTTTTTGAGGTTGTCGACATCGGCAAGGATGGAAAGTTTCAGCGTGCGAAATTCAGCCATTTCAAGTCCACTTCTTCAAAATGCGATCAAAGGCTTCGACCCATTGGGCGACTAGTTGAGGCTGAATGCGACGGAGTGTCGGATAGATGAAGTATCCAGCGTTACCACGCCCCGAGGATCTCGGAGTGCGCTTTGGAAACTGTGTGAATCGATTAGAACCGAACTCAAAACCACGCCATAGTTCTTTCGTCGTGCCACCACCGCTAAAACGCTGAGAGGCGAACCCATAAGAGAATTCACCGACTTTGGAGGTTCTGCTAACGCGCACGCCATCCGCGATTCGACGAACCGCCACCGGATTGACTGTGCGAGTGAGCGCGGCTTTCCTGACTTCCTGTGCCGCATATTGCGCCAGCTCATAACCCATTTTCTTGGCTTCGTCGGTTGCTTGTTCGTCCATCGCTTTGAATGCGCCTATGACTGAACGCAGTTCCCTCTTGTCGAAGGCTAAGGCTGGTTCGGTCACTTGCGCTCCTTCAATACTTCAAGAGCGGTCAGGATGTCTGATGCATCCGTCCACTCACTCATCGGAATTCTGGTCGCTATCGCCAATTCGACGATAAGCCGGCTCAGGCTTCCGGCTGGGTGGCTTTTGGGTCGGACTCACCTGCCGCAACGTCCTCAACCGTGAGGCTCCAGACGTCAAAAGGTTTCACCGGTAGTCCTGCGGCTTGACGCTTGTGAGCGTGATACGCCAGGAACATAAGATCCCAAATGCCGATGTTTCCTTCGGCGTGCGTGATCTTGTTGCCGGTTTCCCTTTCCCATTTAGCCCACTCCGGCGGTTGCGCGGTGTAGGTTTCAATAGATCCCGAGGTGTATGTAATTGTTATTGGTAGTTTCATATCCCGATTCTCCGATTAGCTAAAGGACTCAGCCGGAACGCCGATGACCTGGAACTCAAATGTTACTGTCTGCGCGTCGTTTCCGCTTCCACCTGCTGACGGCCAGGAAGGAAGAATCTGGAAAGTAAAGACCGCGCCTGATGCTGCGGTGAACACGGTGCTGATTCCGGTGTTCGGTGCTGACTCAGCGACGCCCCAAAGGATCTCGCAAAGCGAGCCGGTAGCACCCCAATCAGCGAGCATTTCAACCGAGAAGGTGAAATTGTTGTCGAGAACTTTGTAGGCTTTGCCATCGAGTGTCTCGTAGGTTTCGCGAACCATCTCGCCGCTGAGAACGGCTGAGGTCGCCTGAGCGTCGAAATTGTTACCACCGATAGTGAAGGTAACATCGCGACCGGTAATTACGGCGGTAGGCATTTCTGCTCCTTAGTTTTGGAAATAGGTTGAAACCCGAATATCAGCGACGAGCTGATTTGCGGATCCCACCTGTGTGACTGTGGGTCGGTTGACCTCTCCGACGATATAGCCGGATGGCAGATTCGTCAGAACGCTAGTGATGAGTTGTTCCAGGTTATCGAGTGCGGCTGCGTTGCTTGCATAGTTGACGCCCACGGCTAGAACCATGTTGACGCGTAATCTCAGGGTTGCTTTGCCGATTGTCTCGATTTCCAAATATGGATCATCGGGAACGAATGAGACGTGAGGAACCTGGGGAGCCTCGGGAACGTGATCGTAGATATTGGCAGGAACCGCAGCGAGCGAGGATTTGAGCGCGGCGCGAACCTCGGTCGCGATCGTCATAGCGCGATCGACTCCTGGTCGATGTGCTTACCGAGAAGCCCTGAGACGCGGTTGAAAAGGCTACGACCGAGACGGAATGGCGTTACCTGGAAATCGACGCCTTCGATCTGACCGCCTACTGCGCTCCGTGATTGGAAAACCTCGGTGGCAACCGCTAGAACCGCCGACTCAACCTCTGGAACGCCTACGTAGGTGCTCGCGCCACTCAGGGTCGCAGTTCCAGCCGGAATAAGGTTTCGTTTTGCGATGTCGGCATTAGTGATCGCCACGCGGAAGGTCGTATCGCTAAGACCGTCTGCGAGAACGGTGTGAGTGCCGTTGAAAGGTGAGCCAGCATTCGCGATGACGACGCTCTGACCTTCGTTGAACACCTGAACGGCGTCGAAGGTAAAAATGGCTTGATTACTTTGAAGCTCCACCGAGCGAATCGGGCTGGAGTAGCGAACGAGCATTGGAAGGACGACATTTTCAGCCGTGTCGATGACGTCGTTCAAAATTGTGTCCGAATAAAGGGCAGACGAAACACCCAAGACCGCACGAAGTTCGTTCGCGGTGATGATTGTTGGCATGTCTGCTCCTTTCAGTTAGGGATCCTGGGCGGGCTCGGGATCACACCCACCCAGGACTATTGACTAACTACGCGACGGTGATGTTGCGGAATGCGCTTGCATACTTGCGAGCACAAGCAACGTAACCGTAAACGCCGACCTCATATTGTGCATTTGCGACAACTGTGGATCGGATTTGGATTGCAGGTGAGCGGTAGAAGGTCGCTGCGTCAGACGCATAGACGACACCCTTGACGCCGGTTCCGGTGTCGATGTTTGGATCGACGACCAAGCCGAGACCTGCGATTGTGCCTGCGGTTGAACCCTGGGTCATAAGACCGGCTGCGTTCATTGGTGCGGCTGCTGCAAAGAGCGGACGACCATCGAGGTCAACTGCTGCCAAGAGCTCGGCAAAGTTGCCGGTGTCTGCGAGGAAGCGGTTAGGTGTACGACGAAGAACGCCGTAAGCGTCTGCGATACCGTCTGCGATACCTGCGTAAAGTGTCGCGCCGGATGAAGAACCAGGTGCGCCGAGTGCGATGCTGAACGCATAAGCGTCAGCCTTCTGAGCCCAAGATGCAGCAAGCTCGCGAAGAAGAACATCGACATAGGATGGGTCGCTTCGCTCTACGAGCTCGGCGTTGATGATGTTTGCGCCACCGATTTTTACGACGTCGATTTCCAACGATGTGATGGTGGTATCGGTTGAATCAAGCTCGACACCCTCAGCGGTGACTGCGGTGGTTGCTTGGGTTCCGATAACCGGACGATAGAACTTCATGCCGGATGCTGGGAGAATTCCCTGCTCCAAAGAATCAGCAAATGGCATCGAGTCATCGATGATGCCGATCAAATCACGAAGGTAAGTTGGAGGAACCACGCCGATGTTTTCAGCGACGGTTGCGACGTCCAAAGCTGCGACGAGGTCGCGAGCGTCTGAATCGCCTTGCGATGCGCGGATTTGCGCGAGTGCGTACTGCCCTGGCGTGACGTTGAGATTCACGCGTGGAGCGGTGAACATTGGTGCAGACTTAGCCTGAACCTCTGCCACCGGTGCTTCTACCGTTTCGACGGCAGGAGCTGGAACGGTAGTGTCGGACACTTGTTCTCCTTGTGTTGTTGGTTGATCCTCGGAAGCGGATGCCTCTTCGGAAACTTGTTCGTCGCTTGCTGCGACCTCAGCGACTCGCGCTGAGTCAATTGCTGGCTCTGTGACCAGGCTGACTTCAATCAGCTTCGCGGATGTGATGACCATTGCGCCATCTTCGCTCGCCCATTCGTTGAGCTTGACGCCTACTGAGAAACCATCGCGCAACCCTTCGGCTGCTTCAACTAAAGCGTCGGATCCGGCGGTTGTATTGGCGAGCTTGAATTTGGCTTCGATGCCGGTATCAGTTACTTCTGCGCTAAGCATTTTGCCGATTGGCTTGCTCATCTCATGCTCTAGCAAAAGCTTTACATTTTTTCCAAACTGAATCGAATTCTCGCTGAAGATAGTGCGACCGGCTGAGGTATTGCCTTCCTCGCCCCATGTAACGATGCGACCGGTCAAAGTGCGCGACTCGACATCGGCGGCGGTGATGGTCATTGGGAAATTGATCTTCATCCTAAGAGATCCTCTGCTTTCCTTACTTCTTCAACGGTCATCGCTCCGATGCCGGTGAGAATTTGATAAATCTGTGCTCGCTCCAAAGGATTTCCGCGAAGGAAATCGTCTAGGTCGAAACGAACGTGAGTTCCAGCCGGTGTGAAATCATCCATCGACAGACGTGACTCAATCGCGGTTAGAAGCGGACGAAGTGAGAAGTCAATAAGTGATCGACGCTCATTCGTTGCGTTCGAATAGGTCATCGATGTCGTTTCTGCACCCAGGAAATATGCCGGGATTCCGCATTGACGCGAAAGCTCCAGCGCGATGTATTGGCGAGCTTCGGAAAGTTGAAGCGACTTAGGATCAAAGCCCAAAGCCTGCAATTCGACGTCAGCATTGAGGAAAGCGGTTGCGCGGTTCTGGCGGCTTATTCTCCATGATTCCAGAAGCGACTTGATGCGCTCCGAAGGTAGGTTTGTGCCGGTCGATTTGAGAACCATCGTTGGGAGCGGTTCTTTTGCATATAGTTCGGCAGCCTTTTCTAATTCAATCGCTGCTCTGATAGTGCGACCGGCACGATTCAATAATCCCGAGTCTGCAAGGTTGAAGAATGGAATGATGGAACCGACACCGCTTGCAGGTGCTTCGTATCCGTTGATTGAGTAACCGAGAATCTCAGTTCCAAGCGGATTCGTTTTCATCGTGACCCATTGAGGATCAAGACGTGTCCAGCGACGAATACGACCGCCATCGGAAGCGGCATACATTTCTAAG